GGAATAGGTGGCTTTTCTCTTGGCTTTGAGTGGGCAGGGTTAAGTTCTCCTGTTTTGTTTTGTGATATTGAAGAATGGTCGCGTAAGATACTTGCAAAGCATTGGCCTGATGTGCCGATTGCAAAAGACGTTAAGGAGTTAGCAAATGACCCAGATGGACTTGTTCCAGACTGCGACATCCTCACAGCAGGATACCCATGCCAACCATTTTCACTTGCCGGGGAGCGCAGAGGCCGTGAAGATGACAGACATATCTGGCCATACATTCTTTCCATTGTTAAAGCCAAACGACCCACTTGGTGCGTTTACGAAAATGTTTATGGGCACGTCACTATGGGGCTCAGCGAAGTGTTATCTGACCTGGAAGGGGAAGGCTACGCCTCAAGGGCATTCGTTGTTCCAGCTTGTGCCGTTGACGCACCTCACAGACGAGACAGAGTTTGGATCATCGCCAGAAATGTGGGCAACGCCATCAGCAGCCGACAGTCAAGGAACGACAGGGGGCAACCAAGGAAAGAGCCTGAGAACAGACGTGAGGATGTGGCCAACGCCTCGCGCATCGTCAGCAATGGCAGCAAATCTAACGCCAAAGTTAGCGAAAAGAGCAGACGACTACGGAAACCTAGAGGAAGTGGTAGCGCGGACGATGTGGCCCACACCAACAGCGCGAGACTACAAGGACAGTGGCGAGAACATGAATTTGTATCGGAACGAGAGGCAGAACACTCAGTTGGGAGTGGTGGCAAAGAGATCGGAGCCGCAGCGCGTTGGAAGCCTGAACCCGCAGTGGGTAGAGTGGCTAATGGGATACCCAGAAGGGTGGACAGACTTAAAGGATTAGGAAATGCGATTGTTCCGCAGATCGCAATGCGTATTGGCTTGTGTATCAAGGAAGCAGAAAAAACCCCCAGCCAAGAGACTGAGGGCTTTAGCAATAAGTAAGGATGCTGTATAATAAGAATGTCACAAAATACAGCGAGAACCTCTGAGAAGAAAGGCTCAATATATGAGTAACAAAATATCTAACTTAGTTCAAACAAAAAAGATTGGGTCGCTAACCAAGAAAGCCATACTGATGTATATGGCAGACAAGGCTAGTGACGATGGATCAGGTATTTGGGTCAGTAAAAAGAATATGGCGGCTGACTTGGAAATGACCGACAGAGCCGTGCGCATCCATATCAAAGACATGATTGCGATGGGTGTTTTAGTAGAAGCAGGCCAACGTCAATGTAAAACAGGTTACACAGTGGATTACACGATCAATGTAGACGTTGTGGGAAGTCTTGGGTCTACACGGGAAGCCACTGAACAACATGCACCCCTGAATGACGTTCACCCCTACCCCTGCATGTCATTCACCCCTACCCCTGAACCACGTTCACCCAAACCATCCATAGAACCATCCATAGAACCTAATACATCATCAAAAGATGATGAGGTGAATTATTATTTTGACCAATTATGGTCTTTGTATCCTAGAAAGGTAGGAAAGGGACAAGCGCGTAAGGCATTCAAAGCAGCTTCTAAGAAAGCAGATTTCTATGATCTACTTCCCAAGCTGATGGATTATGTGCAAACATTAGAAGGCAAAGACAAACAATACATCCCGCACCTGGCTACATGGCTAAACGGTGAGCGTTGGGAAGATGAGGTGGAAGCATGACACACGAAGAAAGAGTTAGAGTTATTCTAAGCGAGCTAATAAAGATATTTGAAGGCTACGCTACTCCAAAGCACCTAAATACACGCGCAAAAGAAGAAGACGAAGCGCGTAACATTGTGCGTATGCTAAATCAGAAGTTTCCTAATGACACGACAGAGGATCATATTCGTGGCACAATGGATCGGGCGATGCTGAAACTGAAAGAGGCGCACAAGTCACGTTCTTGGCCTAGCGCAGCAGACATAGCCGCAGCCGTAACAAAGTCTATGAATACGCAACGCGCTTCTATGCCAGCAAGCAAGGGGCCGTGGAAGCCTGACACTTTGGCACTAAACGCAAAGCGTATCATTGCAGGGGAGCCAGTGGGTGAGATGTATATACGCGGTAAGTTGGCAGATAAGATGGTGCAGATGGGTTTGATAACAGACGCGCATCTACAGCCATATTTAGAATACTTGTCAGCAAACAATATCCCTGATAGGGTTGACCCACCTATATCATAGGTTTGCCTCACTGAACTGCCCCCTCGCGTGATCGCTCCGCAGGGGGTATTTTTTTTATTTACAAATCATTTTATAAATAATACCGTGAATGTATTAGTTAATTATGGAGTTACTAAAATGGCAAAACTAAGAGCTATCATTGTTGCAGACATAGAGGTCAAAGACCTAGATGTAGCGCGTGAGCATGAAAAGAAGTTGCAAGCGTTGGCTAAAGAAATAGAAAAGTGGGGGCCACCCGATGGTGTAAGTGATGGTGAGGATATTAGCGTTGAGCAAGTTCAGGCCAAAATATCATTACAAGAAAGGCGTGGCGCATCAGGCCCAGTAGATGAAATCATATTTCGTGGGACGCGAGGGCCGTATAACGTAAGGAAGTTGACGACAAACCTCAGAACGGCTAAAGTGTAGAAGCTCCGAGGGATTGGTCTCCTTCGGTTCGCTGGATAATAAAAGCCCTTGCAGTTTAGGTTGCTCCTGTGAGGGTTTTTTTATGCGCAAAATTATGATACCTTCGTAGCAAGAGCCGACCCTTCTCCCTCCCTGTTGGTCGTATGTGCTCCATACACAAGGCTCTCCTTCACTGACCCCCTGAACGCGGGTATGTTCGGGGGGTCTTTCATTTTAGTGGCCAATAAACTATTATACACAATATATAGACGCACCCTGTTAAGGACGGATTTATGGAAAAGAAACCAGTAGGCAGACCATCTAAGTATGATGAAAGTTTCTGCGATCAGGTAATAGACCTTGGAAAACAAGGACTTAGCATCACTCAGATAGCTTTTGAGCTAGATATTCACAAAGATACCTTGTATGATTGGAAAAAAACAAAGCCTGAATTTTCCGACGCTATAAAAAAGGCAACGGATTATGCGCAAGGTTTCTGGGAGAATGCATTGAGAACCGCAGCACTAGGAATGAACCCTGAAGGGGTAACGCCAAATCCAACGCTGATGATCTTCCAAATGAAAAACCGCTTTCCTGATGATTGGAGAGAAAAGCAAGTGCAAGAGCATGTGGGTAAAGACGACAGCGATTTAGTTGTAAAATGGCAGTCATAGAAATCCCCTATAAGCCAAGAGCGCATTTACAAGACTTCCATAACAGGAAAGAACGCTTTGCTTGCCTCGTTGCTCATAGACGCTTCGGTAAAACAGTAGCAGCGATCAATGACCTTATTCGGGATGCTCTTACAATTCAGCGCAAGAATGTTCGCGTAGCTTACATCGCTCCATATTACCGACAGGCCAAAGCAATTGCATGGGATTACCTCAAAGAGTTCACAGCCGTTATACCTGGTATAGAGGTCAATGCCTCTGAGCTAAGAATAGATTTCCCTAACGGTGCGCGAATACGTCTATTTGGTGCAGATAACTACGATGCCATGCGCGGCTTGTTCTTTGATGCTGTCGTATTGGATGAGCCTGCCGACTTCCCTGCATCAGCGTGGCCCACAGTTATTCGCCCCGCACTTACGGATCGCAAAGGTAAGGCAACATTCATTGGAACACCCAAAGGCAAAAACGATTTCTGGGAAATCTGGCATGAAGCACAAAACGATCCAAACTGGTATGCCGAAATGTTCAAAGCATCTGAAACATCAATACTGGATCAAGAGGAACTTGATGAAGCAAGACGGACAATGGGGGATGACCGCTACTTGCAAGAATTTGAGTGTAGTTTTGAAGCGGCAATTGTTGGGGCGTTCTTTTCAAGGGAAATGAAAGAAGCGACTGAGCAAGGGCGCATCACCAAGGTGCCATATGATCGTGCGGCATCTGTCATCACTGCATGGGACTTAGGAATAGGCGACAGCACCGCAATTTGGTTCGCCCAGTTCGTAGGCCGTGAGGTTAGGATTATAGATTATTACGAAAACAGCGGAGTAGGGTTAGATCACTATGCAAAAGTTCTCTTGGACAAAGACTACCAATACGAGCAACACATTTTGCCGCATGATGTCCAAGTCAAGGAACTGGGAACAGGGAAAAGCAGGCTTGAAACGCTTGACGCGCTGGGCATACGGAACATTGAGATTGCGCCGAAACTAGCGGTAGAGGATGGCATACAGGCTGCGCGTAGCATGATCCCACGCTGTTGGTTTGATGAAGGCAAATGCACCAGAGGTATTGAGGCACTTAGACAATACCGCAGGGATTATGACGAAAGACTGAAAACTTGGCGTGGCAGACCGTTGCATGATTGGACTTCCCACGGTGCCGATGCGTTCCGTTATTTAGCTGTCGGATATAAGCCTGCGGCTGAATGGGGAGAGCCTATTAGAAGGAATTTGCGCGGGATTGCGTAATATGCTAAAGTCGCCCTAACAATAGGGCGTTTCATGGCTAGAAAAACCACTACAAAGAAAAAAGGTGCTGACGGCAAGGCTTGCTGGAAGGGCTATCGTTATGCTGGAACCAAAGGCGGCAAGGATCGCTGCGTTAAAGTCAAGAAAAGGAAAAAATGATGGGTTACGGTAAAAAATCTACGATGAAGAAAAAAGGCGGGAAAAAGAAATGAGAACTGGAAAGTCAGCAGCAGCAGCGGGTTTTAAGCCGTGCAAGGGTTGCCCAACACCAAGCAAGTGCGCAATGGCTGGTAAGTGTTTAGCTAAAGGTTAGTCATGCCACTTATTCAAGGCTACTCAAAGAAAAGCATTGCTGAAAACATACGCCGCGAGATAAAAGCGGGTAAATCGCCAGCACAAGCAAAAGCAATTGCAATGTCGGTAGCAAAGAAAGCAAAAAAGAAGGCTAAGAAATAATGGCTTATGGTTACGATGATCGCCCACAATACACCAGTTTAATGGATATGATTGACGGTGGCGGTGCAGGGCGCAGCGGTGATCGCTTTGAGGGCGGTGGACTTCTAAGCCTCTTAGCAAATGAATTATTTAGACCACGCGGTTATGAAGATCGCTTACGCCAACGCAAGAATGATACTGGTCGCGCTGTTTCTACGGTAGTAGACGAGCTTACAAAACGCCGTGATCAAAGAAACCTAGACCGTGTGGATGCATACAATCGTGCGGAAGCTGATCGTCAAGCGGCTGCGGCACTCATGGATGAACGTTTTAACGATACGATCTTAGCACCTAGTCAAGGGGGGCTTCGCCGTAGGTTGCCACAAAACCAACCCGCAACAGGCATGACCTATGATTATGGTGGCAATCGTCCAATGCTTTCTAATAGCCAGCCAACAGTTGAGGAAATGGGAGATGCGCTAGGGCGTAAACTTGGAAGTTATAATTTCATGCTTTGGGCTGATAAGGATGACATTAAAAAGCTATATGAACAGCATGTTCTTGGCATGACAAATACAAGCCCAACAGCAAGCATTGTTCCAGAGGTTTCTGTAGAGCCTGCACCAGTTTCGCCAGTGATGGGCGCGTTGGCACCAGAAAGTTTTTCTCCCGCTACCGAAGAATTTAAAAAGTTCATTGAGGTTCAGCGCGGCATAGAAGCAGAATTAGGCTTGCCTGCAATGAACATGGAGCAACTTCTTGGCGTATATCGTCGCTACCGTGAGCGTGAAGGGTTATAATAGATGGCTAAAGACCCTCGCCTAACAAAGATTGGTGCTTCTAGGTTTAATCAGTGTGTAAGAACACCAGGACATGCTAGTAAATCCCACGCAGTTGTGGCAAAAGAGGGTAACAAGACTAAGCTAATACGGTTTGGTCAAAAAGGTGTAAGTGGTTCGCCACCTCGCAAAGGCGAGAGTGAAGCCAACAAAAAGCGCAGAGCATCATTCAAGGCAAGACATGCTAAGAATATTGCAAAGGGTAAAATGAGCGCAGCATATTGGGCTGATCGCTGTAAATGGTGAACTAAATGGCTATTACGACTTATGCAGAGTTAAAAACATCTATTGCCAACTGGCTGAACCGCGATGATTTAACGTCTGTTATTCCTGATTTCATCACGCTTGCGGAAACAGACATTAACCGAAAGCTGCGCCACTACAAGATGATTGAGCGCGTAGATGCAACGCTAGACAGTCGTTACGTTCAAGTGCCTGCTGATTGGGTGGAGACAGTTCGGTTCAACATCACAGCATCGCATACCAGACGGTTAGACCTTATTGGGCCTGAAGATATGCTAGAAAAGCGTGAGCAAAACCGCGACACAAGTGGCATTCCGCAATACTATTCACAGATCGGTGAGGCTATAGAGGTCTTTCCAACGCCTGATGCAGAATATCCTATGCAGCTTGCGTATTACTCCGAAATCCCAAGTCTAAGCGACAGCAACACTTATACTTGGCTATTGCAGTCTGACCCAGATATTTACTTGTATGGTGCGCTAATGCAGTCAGCACCTTACTTGCTGGATGACGCAAGAACACAAACCTGGGCGAGCTTGTATCAGAACGCATTAGCTTCTTTGCAAAAAGCCTCAGACGACACACGGTTTGGTGGTTCTGGTCGCAGAATTATCATATCTAGTTATTAACTGCAAAATGGTGTATATTGCGCCTAGATATATCTAACGGAGAAATCCATGTCTTTAACAAACGCTTTCGAAACGCACACGCTTCAGTATCTACTGACCACTGACAGCGTAACACGTCCAACAGCTTGGTATATTGCCTTGTTCACATCTGACCCGACAGACACTGGCTCTGCTGGCACAGAGGTATCTACAGGCACAGGCTACGCTCGCACATCAGTAACGTTCAGTGTCACAAACGACACGGCAACCAACTCAGCAGCGGTTGAGTTCCCTGCGGCATCAGGCGGCAACTGGGGAACAGTTAGCCACATCGGTGTGATGGACGCATCATCAGGCGGCAACATGATTGTTCATGCCGCGCTAGACGTTGCCAAAGCAATTAACGATGGCGATGTATTCCGCATCCCAACAGGTGACCTAGACATCACGGCTGCATAATGGCGTTACGCTCTACATACGATACAGGTGAATATGGCTCTGGCCTTTATGGTGAGCCAGAAACTACGCAGTTTTCTGCTACTGTAGCGTTGAGCGTATCATCTAGCGCAAGCGCAGTTACGATTGTGGATGCATCTGCGTCTGCCGCTATTGCAGCAAGTAGCTCAGCATCTGGTGGGTTGATAAAAGATGTAAGCGCAACTGTAAACATCTTGGGTGTAGTTACTGCGGCGGCTGTAGAATACGACAGTGTTGCAGGCTTCCGCGATGGTTATGGCATCAATACTTACGGCACGTTCATGTATGGACAGAACGAGAGTATTGAGGAAGTTACGGCCACAGCTAATATCACGATCACACCGTCACTGACCATCGAGGTGACAAGAAACGTATCTGGCAGTGCCGCGCTGACATACACAACATCAGCACATGCGGTTTACAGCATCGTGGGCGCAGCAAGCCCAACTGTTTCAATTTCGCCAGATATATCGTATAACCGTGTTAGACTATTCTCTGCGAGTGATGACATTCTAGGAGATACCACCGTGTCTGCGCGTTACAAGTGGTTGCCAGCAACCGATCCGACAACAACGTGGACAACAGCACATTACTTAGAGAGGGCCGCATAAATGCCTACGAACACAACAACATACAGCTTGCAAAAGCCCACCGTTGGCGGCGATGAGGACGCTTGGGGTGGTTATATCAACTCAAACCTAGACACTCTTGATGATCTGCTAGACGGCACAACGCCTGTCACTGGTATCGACATCAATTCTGGTTCGATTGACGGAACGCCGATTGGTGCAAACTCTGCTTCAACTGGTAACTTTTCTACATTGTCGATTTCTGGAACGGCAATCACATCAACGGCTGCGGAGCTAAACATCCTCGACGGTGTGACATCTACAGCGGCAGAGCTTAATTTGTTGGATGGCGTTACTGCGACGACAGCGGAGCTAAACTACCTAGACATCACAACGCTAGGCACGTCAGAGGCTTCTAAGGCGGTTACAGCGGATGCAAATGGTGTCGTGACGTTTGACAATGGTATTTCTGAGGAAAGCACAGCAATTACATCTTCGTCTGGTGCGGCTACACTGAACATGCGTGATGGCACAAACTTCACTCATACTCTGTCAGAAAACGTAACTTATACATTTAGCAACCCAGCATCGTCTGGATTGACTTCATCATTCACGTTGAAGGTGACACAGGACAGCACTGCACGAACAATTACATGGCCTAGTTCTGTAGATTGGGCGGCGGCGACTGCGCCGACACTTACAACTACATCTGGCGGTGTCGATGTGTTCTGCTTCATTACCTACGACGGTGGCACTAACTGGTATGGATTTACTGCTGGTCAAGCAATGGGATAACCTAAATGAGCTTTTCATCTAAAAAGACAATTCTTGCATCTGGTGCTGGCGGTGAAAGCTCATGGATGACCAAAATCGCCTACACAAACGTATATCCTTGGCAAGCGTTTTATGACAGCGCAAATGAATACGTCATTGCTATGGGAACCTCTGGTAACGATACCATACAGATAACGCTGAATGCTGAAGATGGCGAGTATAAGTCCGCAAACTACCCAAGATTACGAGTGCATGACACTAGCGAAACCTTTATGAGACCAAAGGTGTGCATTTTGTCATCAAATAAATACGGTTACGGTATGTATAACTATGATGGCTCATATGAGAGAGGTCATTTAAGAGTTGCCGACGATCCAAACTTTGGAAACGGTGGCAACCAGTTAGACATATATCGCGCTTCTTACTATAAAGGCTCCACCCCTGCAATAGTAGGTGATACTAATATTTATGTGGCTTTTGATTATTATGTGAGTTATCGCCAAATCACTGGTGGCAGATATAATAGCTCCTTACAGGCAAGTTCTAAATCAGAGGTCTGGAATTTCTCCACTGGCAACAACTTGTTTATTCGTGACATGTGTGGTGACAGTAGCACCCAATATTCAAATATTACTCACGCAGTAAATGCTGGCCAAGGTGAATATGCGTTACTTGTTTTAAGTGTGTCAGGTGGATACCGTGATTGGTCGAAGCAATTTAGAATTAGCAACAAGTCAACACAGGCTGCTGAGTGTAAAAGTATTACTTCCAGCAGCGACAGAATTATCGCATGCGGTCACACGGAAGCTGTTACAAACAGCGAAATGTTTGTTGCTAGGATTGCAACCAATGGAAACACAAACTGGCAAAAATCCTACTACGTCAGTGGCTATAATTTTTATTCGTCCTCAGTAGCGATGGACAGTGATGACAATATTTATGTCTGCGGTTGGTATAACGCAAGCCCAAATCATGGCATCATTATGAAGCTAAGTGCTACAGGGGTGTTTCTCTGGGGTTTGGAAATAGAAGCCTCTGGCGGCGGTGCGGTAGAAATACTTGGTATAGACGTAGACAATAACGGCAATCTTTATTTTAACGGCTACACCACAGAAACAAACAGAAAGCTAATCATTGGCAAAATACCAGATGACGGAAGCACGTCAGGCACATATGATAGCGTTACGTTCTCGAGTATTTCCATGACAACTCGCAATAACCCAACAACATTTGAAACCGTGACAGGCAGTTTTGCTGACCAATCTGGGACGCTGGAACAAGGATCAGGCGACAGCCAAATCGACACCTTTACAGCTACATCCACAACCACAACAAACCTCTAAGGAGACATACAATGTATGTTAAAATTACAAACGGCTCAGTAGACACATACCCCTATTCCGTAGGGCAACTACGCCGTGACAATCCTAACACATCTTTCCCGAAACAAATCCCAGATGAAATGTTGGCGGATTATGGAGTTTATCCAGTAACAGTTTCGGATCAGCCATCAATCACAGCAAGAACGCAAAAGGTTGCGATGAACGCTACTCCGACACTTGTTGGTAGCGATTGGACAATTTCTTGGACAACATCAGATAAAACGGCAGATGAAGTTCAAGAATATGATGATGCAACGGCTGCAACAAATCGCGCCAAGCGTAACAATTTACTAGAAGATACCGATTACCTTGCATTAACCGATGTAACGCTGACAGCAGAAATGACTGCATATCGTCAGTCTCTGCGCGACATTACCACACACGCAAATTGGCCTAACTTGGCCGACAGTGATTGGCCTACTAAACCTTAATTGAGAGGGAGTAATGCTTAATGCCTCTCATACCATTGCAAATCCCGAAGGGGGCGTATCGCAACGGCACTGACTTAATGTCACAAGGTCGCTGGCGTGACGTCAATCTTGTTCGCTGGCACGAAGATGCCCTACGTCCAATCGGTGGGTGGAGACAGCGCGGTTCTGTAGATATTAGCGGAACAGCTCGTTCAATGCTTGCTTGGGAAAGCAATACGGGTGACAGATATTTAGGTGCTGGCACTCATAATAAACTCTACGCAATTACCGCAGGCGGCACGACTACCGACATAACGCCAGCAGGCTTAACAGCAGGCCGCGTAAGTGCAGATGTAAATAGTGCTTATGGCGGTGGCTTCTACGGATACGAAGAATATGGCGTGGCAAGGCAAGACGCCTCTACGTTGCAACCCGCTACGGTTTGGTCGCTAGACAACTGGGGCGAATATTTACTTGCCATGTCTCCAGATGACGGAAAGCTGTATGAGTGGGACTTGTCTGCGTCTACTGCGGCGCAAGTTAGCAATGCACCGACAAGTTGCTCTGGCTTCATGGTGACGGAAGAACGCTTTGTCGTATGTTTCGGCGCAGGCGGTGATCCTCGTAAGGTGCAGTGGTCAGACCAAGAGGACAATACAACTTGGACTGCGGCTGCGACAAACCAAGCGGGTGATCTAAACATCCAAACAAACGGCACCATTTTGCGTGGACTTCGAACGCGCGGACAGTCGGTTATCCTCACATCAGAAGATTGTCACACCATGACTTATCAGGGGCCGCCGTTCGTGTATGGCCTAGAGCGTGTTGGAACATCATGCGGTCTTATCGGAGCAGGCGCGGCAGCGTCAGTTGACAACGGCGTGTTTTGGATGGGCCGTCGTAGCTTCTTTGTTTACGCTGGTGGTCGTGTTCAGGAAGTGCCTTGTGAAGTTGGTGACTTTGTATTCTCAGACATGAACAGCGATCAGCGCAGTAAGATCAGCGCAGTGGTAAATTCAGCGTGGAATGAAATCTGGTGGTTCTACCCATCAAGCGGATCAACTGAATGTGATCGCTATGTTGCATATGATTACGTTGAAAACATCTGGACGACAGGAAACATGGATCGCACTGCGGGCGTGGATCGCGGCGTATTCCGTCAACCGCTATTTATCGCAAGCGGCGGTGTTTTATATGAGCATGAGATTGGATACGATTATGGCTCAGACACGCCACACGCGGAAACAGGCCCAATTGCGATTGGTTCTGGTGATAACTTAATGAGCGTTGTTGAGCTTATCCCAGACGAAAAAACGCAGGGCGATGTTAGCGCCAAGTTCAAGACACGCTTTTATCCGAATGGCGAGGAGCGTGAGTTTGGGCCGTTCACTATGAGTAATCCAACATCTGTGCGCTTCCAAGGCCGTCAAGTGCGCATGCGAGTTGAAGGCGCAGAGGATGCAGATTGGCGCGTTGGCATAATGCGACTTGATGCGCGGCAAGGTGGGCGCAGATGAGAATTGTCCCACCGTTTACGCCAGACATTCAGGCATGGGCAGAGAATATCCGTAAGTTTCTTGGCAAGGCTCTCAATCAGCTAGACGCCAAGGATCAGTATAGCTCTGCGGCAGAGGATGGTGCGTTACTGTGGGATCGTGAGAACCTATATCCCGTTGTGTCTAAAAACGGAGAGTGGGTGCCGTTGGCTATGGGTGATTTTGTGCCTGTTACGTCTGCGGATGCTGTGTTTACACGCTCAACAGATGTTACGGCGGCGGCTACAGATACGGCTTATGCAATCACTTATGATGCTCCAAGCTACAATCACAAGATTGACCGTGATCCGACAAACAATGACCGCATTGTATTTGAGGAAGCAGGGCAATACCTGATTAGCTTTTCGGCAAATATACGATCAACGTCTGGCTCAGATGTTGTGTTTTATTTTTGGCCTCGCAAAAATGGCACTGACGTCACAGGCAGCACAATGGTAAACACCTTACACCAGAACGGATCAACGCTTGTTGTATCTCGTAGCTCTATTTTTGACTTTGCGGCAAACGACTACTTGCAAGTTATGTGGGCGGTAGACCGCACCGATGGTCACTTGAAGGCGCATGGCTCAACCGCATTTGCTCCCGCATCGCCAGCGACTACGTTGACGATTACGAGGATACATGTGTAGGGGTGTCAAGGGAAACAAAATGTGCTATAAAGCATTAAGGATTTCGGAGTAAAACAATGGGCGTTTTTGATTTTTTGTTTGGGAAGTCAGGCCAAGAAGGGCAACTTGACCCAGAAACAAAACGAGCAAGGGACTTTTTACTTAACCAAATGTTGATGCAATATTCAGCAGGGCCAGTAAATGTTCCACAATACATGGCGGTTGCACCACAAGCACAATACAGCGGCACAAACGCTTTGCTTAGTTCTTTGGGATTAGAAACTGTTGCGCCCCCTTCTATGCCTACAACTACAGTCGGCGGGATGGAAGTTTACACAAGCCAACCTTTCCAAGAGCAGATGGAAACCTCTTATGCCGAGCGTTATCCTGGGCAATACGATTATCTGCGTTCGTTCTACATGGATCCAATCACTGGTGAGTTTGGTGAGCGTTCATATGGCTATAACGATCCTATGGCTACCCAAACTGTGGCACCAACTGGCGGTGGCGGAGGTGGTGGTAATGATGACAACGATAGTTGGAGTTCAAGCCCTACCGCTACAAGATACAGTTCTACAGGACGTGCGCCAACAGTAAGGCCACGATTGAGGCCAACCAGCGCAGCAGATACAGAAAAAACATTTGGTGCAGATTTATCGCGCTCATTGTCTGATCGTTCATACGATCCACCTGGCACAGTTGTATCACGCGCGTTAGACCGCATGTTTGGAAGGGGTTAAGCCATGATACCCAACACATCAAATATCTTTGGACAAGCCCAACAGTATCAAACGCAAGCGGGTGATATTTACGGACGTTTAGGCAGCTTTACACCCACTGGAATGCAAGCGGCACAGGTAGGCCCAGCGCAAACCATGCAGGGTGTTGGTGCGGTTCAGGCGGCACAAGCACCTGGTCAAATACAAGTAGGTCAATTGGCTACAACAAATTTGCAGCCATATATGTCCCCTTATCAACAGCAAGTTATCGAAGCGGGACAGGCAGACATTGAGCGTCAGCGTCAGTTGGCTTCTGAGAACTTAGCGGCACAAGCACAACGCGCAGGGGCATTTGGTGGATCACGTCAAGCCGTGCAAGAGGGTATTTTAGCGGGTGAGGCTCTACGTCAAGCGGGTGCGTTATCAGCACAGCAACGTCAGCAAGCATTTGAAACAGCATTGCGTTCTGGTCAGTTTGACATTGGGCAGACACAAGCAGCGCGAACAATGGCTTCGCAGCAACAATTCCAAGCATCACAACTTGCACAGCAAGCGCGTGAAGCTGCGGCGGCTAGAGAGCAAGCGGCACGTCAGGGCAATATGCAAGCGGCTAATCAGTTTGCACTACAGCAAGCCCAACTTGAGCAAGCAGCAAATCAAGCCAATTATCAAGGTCAATTCCAAGCGGCAAACATCCAACAATCAGCAGCGGGCGGTCTAACAGGTTTAGGCGGTCAGATGTTTGGTCAAGGTATGCGCGGTCTGGAACAGCAACAACGTGCAGCGGCACTAGCGCAACAGCAACAACAGCAGATGCTAAATGCAGCGCGTCAGCAAACACTAGCTAACCTTGGTTATCCTGGTCAGGCATTACAGACAGGCACAGGCATTCTAGGCCAACTTCCTAGTGCATCAATAACAACACCAGGAACGCCAGGTTTGTTTGATATTTTATCAGGGATTGGTTCCATACCAGGGTTTGGCTAATGGCAACATGGCAAGAAATACAGCAGGGCATTTTCGCGGGTGAAAGCGGCGGCGATTACAATGCTTTGTTTGGTTATCAAAACAGACCAGGCGGCATTTTCTCAGACGTAAAAGTGTCGGAAATGTCTATTGCTGATATTTTGGATTTTACCAACCCAAGCGGTGCGTATGGTCAGTATGTTGCACTTAGCCGCCCAGACCCAGAAATGGGTGTTGCTACTCCAGTGGGAGCATATCAAGTTGTTGGGACTACGCTACGCGATGCGGTGAAAAAGCTAGGCATTGATCCTAGCCAGAAGTTTGACAAAGCCACGCAAGATCGCATTGGTAAATATATTTTTGAGACGCAGGGCGCGAAAGCCTTTGCTGGATACAAGGGGCCGAAGATGGACGGACAGCAACCTACAGCACAGCAAATGCAGCAAATGCAACAACAGCCACGGGGTTTGATGGGTATCCTACGCGATCCCCGCACACGTCAGGTTTTATCTTCATTTAGCCGCACGGAATATGGCAAACGTCTTGGCGAAATCGCGGAACAAGATATTGTAAGACAAGAAGAACGACAAACAGCAAACCGCACTGCGGCATGGTTAAAAACGCAACCTGGTGGCGAGCCTTATGCAAGGGCTATTGAAAGCGGCATGGATGCGCGGACTGTTTATACGCAGTATATGCGTGAAAAAGCTGCAACAGGAAAATTGCCTGCGGGTGAAAACGTGCAATCTTCAAGGCCATTGCCTGATGGAAGTGGTCAAATTATTACAATGCGAGATGGCTCTATTGTTGTGCGGCTTATTAGTGGCGAAACATTAAGTGGCCCAGCAGCTACGGCTTATTTCAACAAATCTCAAGAACGCGCTTATGAAATTGATCGCAGATCAAAAGCGGCTGAAACTATTGGTTCTAAAGTAACAGAAGATTTGGCAGCATCTAAAAATAAGATTGCTCAAGCTAGAAGTGATACGCAACTGACATTCAATATAATTGATGAGATTATTAATTCAGGTGAAACCTTGTTGGGTGTAACAGGCAAAAACTATGGAGCCTTAGACCCTGAAACAACACCAAAACGTGCATATTTAGCCTTTAACCAAGCTGAGATAGACTTAATCAATAAGATTAAAAAGCTAAAAGGCGATGTTGGCGTTCAAGCGTATCAATCTCTCCGTGGTGCAGGCGCAATTACAAAAGAAGAATTGCAAACAGCGATAGATGGATTGACACGCTTAGATCGCATGCAGAGTGCAACACAGCTTGTTACTGAACTAAACAATCTAAAAACGCGATTATCAGAACGTCTGACCATATTGGAAAGTAAGGCCGCAGAAGTGGACGCTATAGAGCAGTCAACAGCGCAATCGCAAGATTTTGTGGCACCTCTCACGGCACCGCAGGCACCAACAGCGCAGCAGCCAACAGCACCTGCGCAACCAACCCCAACAGCACCAGCGGAGCCTAGCTTCACGTTACAAGATATGGGCGGTGGTGTGATGAAGAAGGTTTATAAATAATGGCGACATTTGAATTTGTATATGGCGGCGAAGAATATGTTGTAGATGCCGTTACAGAAGAAGATGCCTTAAATAAACTTTCAAAGTTATTAGGTTCACAAGCTGCCGAAACTATGACACCTGGCGTTGATTTTGGTCAAGCACCAGCACCTAGACCAGAAGTTTTTGGTGATGTTACTGCGGAAGCAATGGAGCAACCATTAGAGGCACTACAATACTACCGTCAACGTGCAGCCGATCCAGAGCGTTCATTGCTGCAACGTGCAGGCGATGTGGGCATGACGGGTTTATCTGCGTTAGGTGCGGGTTACGCAGGCGCGGCAGGCTTGGCAGCAGAGTTGATTGCAGGGGACAGAACACAAGAGCGCAAGTTAGCGCGTGACCTAATGATGATGGGTGAAGTGGCTGTTCCTGAGTTGGCTGGTGTTACAAGTGGTGCAACACGGTTGGGTCGGCAAGTTACTGCGGGTAAAGCAATCCCTGGTGCGCGTGAAATTGGTGAAATGACACCTCGCATGGAACGAGCAAGAATTGCGGAAGAAATGGGCGTTTTACCTAGTGCTTCTATGCAAGGGCAAGCGGCATCTATGTTAGAGGGCGGTTTGGAAGCATCACCTATTTCTTCTGGTATGATACAGCGCGGAACACAACGTGTAGTTGGTGAGCTAGAAGAAGCGGGTCGTGACATTGCGGAAAAAGCGGGTGTTCCAACAACAAAAGAAGCTGCTGGTGCGGCGTTGCGCACAGGTGCAGAAACCTTTGTAAATGATTTCACAAGAAAAAGTGAAGCACTTTATGGGCAATTAGATAATTTCGTTGATCCAAATGATATGATTACTGCGCCCAATACTGCGGCTGCGTTACAAGATATAATGAATATTGCGCAGCAATCACCACAAATCGCAGACTTTTTGGGTGTTAATAGATTTTCAACTTTGCTTGAGGGTATAGGCCCAGGTCAGCAAATCCCTTATGGCGCGATTAAGCGACTACGCACAAAGTTGGGTCAGTCTATTGGCAATATAAAGGGGCCGTTGGCTGACATGGATCAAGGTGAAATTAAAAAACTTTATGGCACCTTATCTGCTGACATGGAAGCTGCTGCAAGGGCAAAAGGCCCAGAGGCATATAAGGCGTGGAAACGTGCAAATGATTTTTACAGCGCGGGTAGAAAGCGAATAGACGACACTTTATCAAAAATTACTGGTGCAGACGGTGAGACAGCAGCTTACAGAAGGCTAGAAAACATGCTTCTAGAGGGCAATGTGAAGCAAAGCACTGCGCAAATCATGCAAATAAAAAAGAGTTTGCCAAAAGATGATTTTGACAGCTTCCGATCTACGCTAATAAGTAATTTAGGACGTAGTAAGCCAGGACAAGCACCTATTGAGGGAGAGCCTTTTTCCCCAAGCACATTTGTCACAAATTATAATCGCATGGAGCCAACATCCCGAAAGGTTGTTTTCGGAGAATTAGACAAAGAGCTAAACGACTTTGCAAAAATTGCGGATATGGCAAAAGATGCATCTTTAGATATTAACAGATCACGGACAGGCAATGTGCTATCAGTTGGTGCTTTGGGTGCTTTGATAGCATCTGGTCAGTTTAAAACTGCTGTAGGGATTGCTGCGTTAAATTTCGCAAGTGGTGCAGCCATGACAAACAAAAGTTTCTTGCGCGCGTTAAATGCAGCTGCAAAAAAAGATATGGGGCCATTGCAGCGGATTGCAGGCGGTGACGGTTATTTAGCAGCAGAAGCCGCAACAATTCTAAGAACGCTATCGGCACAACAAGCTAATACGGCACAATAAAGGAAACAGATATGCGCATTGAACCAATGGACGAAATGACGGTTGAAGGCATCATCCAAAAGGCTGTGCAAGATGCTGTGGACTTTATTGAGGCTGAAATATCTGAGCCAAGACTTAAAGCGCAACGCTACTTTGATGGCGAGGTAGACATTGGCTTTGAGGATGGGCGTTCTAGAGTTGTTTCTACAAAGTGCCGTGACGTTGTTCGCGGTATTAAACCATCTATTCAGCGTGTATTTCTAAGCACTGAAAACCCTGTAGAGTTTGTGCCTCGTATGCCAGAGGACGTGCAAGTTGCAGAGCAAATGACACGTTATGCAAACTACAAGTTTATGCAGAACAACGGTTATCGTTTGCTGAGTGACGTATTCCAAGATGCGATGGTTAAGAAAACAGGCATTGCCAAGGTAATGTTTGAGGACAAAACCCGCAGCGAAATCTACACTGTTACTAACCTAACGGACGAAGAATACCAGTATATGGTAGAGCCTGATGATATTGAGGTTCTAGAGCATACGGTTACGGCAAGCATAGAAATTGATGAAATGGGCGTTGAGATTGAGCGTCCTATTCACGATGCAAAGGTTAGCCGCCAAATTCCTGATGGGGATATTCTTATTGAAAGCATCCCGCCAGAGGAGTTTTTCATTGATAGAAACGCGCGTTCTGTTGATGACTTCTTTGTAATAGGCCACCGCACAGACATGACCGTGGGCGACTTGATTGCAATGGGTTATGACGAAGATGAGCTATTTGGCTTGCAAGGGTCTATGGCTACGTTTGAGGCAGAAGCCGAATATGAACGCCGTGGCTATGCCGTAGACGAAGATGATGACGAAAGCGCAGACCCAACCTCTAAGAAAGTTGTGGTAACTGAGGCTTATATGAAAGTGGACGTGGAAGGCACAGGCATCCCACAGCTTTACCAATTCATTCTAGGCGGTAATAACTACAAACTGCTTTCTTATGAATTAGCAGACGAAGTGCCGTTTGCGGTGTTTGAATGTGACCCAGAACCACACGCATTCTTTGGGCGCAGCCTTGTTGATTTGGTTATGGACGATCAGGACGCGGCGACAGCTATGTTGCGCGGTGTTCTTGATAACGTAGCACTAACAAATAACCCAGGCTTGGAAATCGTAGACGGTCAGGTTTCGGTAGATGACCTTCTAAACAACGAGATTGGGCGTATTGTCAGAGTAAAACAACCTGGAAGCATTCGTGAGCAAGTTGTGCCATTCACAGCGGGTTCTACGCTCCCTGCACTACAATACTTTGATATGTTGGTAGACAACAAAACTGGCGTATCTAAGGCGGCACAGGGTCTTGATCCTGATGTTTTGCAAAGTGCTACGGCTACGGCGGTTGCGGCTACGATGGAAGGTGCTGCGGGGCAGGCAGAGGTTATTGCGCGTAACTTCGCAGAGGGCGGTATGAAACGCCTGTTTAAGCTAATCGCGTCAACCATCATAAAGAACACTGACAAAGAAGAAATTATCCGTTTAAACAACCAGTTTGTCGCAGTTGATCCACGCGTCTGGAATGCAGACATGGACTTGATTGTAAACGTGGGTGTTGGCACTGGGCGCGAAAACGAAAAGGCTGCGGTCTTGCGTGAAACGCTACAGATGCAAATGAGCGTGTGGCAACAATACGGCCCGAACAATGGGTTGGTGACAATGACGAATGTTCGTAATACGCTTGCGGATATGTTGGCGGCTGTAGGCTTGAAAAACGCAGAGCGTTATTATTTGCCAGTTACGTTTGAAAGTGAGCAGCAGCTAATCGCACAGAAACAGCAAGAGGCTGCAATGCAAGCGCAACAACAACAGCAAGCGGGTATGCCTGCAAGCGATCCTAACCAAGCGTTCTTGGCTGCGGAGCAAATGAAAGCTCAAGGCAAGATGCAAGTGGATATGGCTAAGTTGCAGCTAGACGCACAAAAGGCACAAGCAGATCAACAGTTGAAGTTGCAAGAAATGGCGATGAAAGATGACCTATCGCGCGATGAAATGGTGCAAGACTTGGCTGTTAAAGTTGCTGAAATTCTAGGCAAATACGGTGCGTCCGTAGATGTCGCAGCGGTTAAGGCAGAGCAAAACGCGCCTAGATCGCCTAACGAGGAAATGATGGGTTATGGATTATAAGAAACGTGCGCATAGGGCTAAAGAGCTTTTACGCAACGATGACTTCCTAGCCATCTTAGAAGATTTGCGTGATCGCCAGTTGGAGATTTTCGCAAATACCGCCGCCCAAGAAACGGATAAACGTGAGGAAGCTCATGCCGTTGTTCGGGCATTAAACCAAATTAAGTATCTACTGCAAGCAGACGTTGATGCAGAGAAACTTATAGAGAAAAAAGGATCGGCACCGTTATGACGACTGAACCCAACCAGGGCAGCATTGATGCCATTGCAAATTCACTTATGGCGGCAGAGCCTACAAGTGAAAGTAATCTAAACGAAGTTGCAGAAGATTTGATCTTGGAACCTCAAGACGTTGAACCTGAGATTGAAGCAGAAGCAGCCGAGAGTGAAGATGTCGCTGACTACGAAGGCGATGATGAAGATTTCGTAGATGAGGATGAATACGCAGACGAAGCAGCCGTTCCGATGGAGCTTTCTGATGATCTAGAGCTAGAGGTTAAATCCGATGGCGTAGTGAAGAAAGTGACCCTATCTGAGCTAAAGCGTGGCTACGCTGGACAAGATTACATCCAAAAGACTATGGAACAGAATGCGCTACAGAAAAAAGAAGTAGAGCAACTTTCCGAAGTCATGCAGCAAGATCGTCAACGCTTACAGCAGTTGATTTCTTCGCTGGAGCAAGGCAACGCCCCTATGCCACCTAAACAGCCATCTAAGGAACTGCAAAACAGTGACCCTTTAGGTTATTTAGAGGCGATGGAGCAATACCGTGAAGATGTCGCACAATATCAACAGTTCCAACAGCAAACGCAAGCGGAGCTAGATAAAGCGCGGCAGCAAGAATACGCAGCATCCCAAGCGTATGCGCAACAACAAGCGGAGTTACTTCGCCAAGAGATACCTGAACTGAATGATCCTGAAAAAAGCAAACAGCTTATGACGGACATTACAGATGTAGCAACTAATTACTACAAGGTGCCTCAAGAGGTTCTTGGTGCGTTGACGCACGGTTGGGAGTTTAAGATTATGCGTGATGCGGTGGCTTATCGCAAACTACAGGAAACCAAGGGCAAGGTAGAGGAAAAAACCAAAGCCGCGCGTCCTATGGTTAAACCTGGTGCAAAGCCTTCTAAAAGCCAAAACTCAGCAAAGAAACGACAGCAAGCCAAGGCGAACATGCGTAAACGCGGCACACCAGACAGTGTTGCCGATTATCTCTTGTCATAGTGAAAGGACACGATCATGGCCGTTACAGCCAATACCAACGAGACTTACGATGTAAGCACGATTAGAGAGGATTTGAGCGATGCTCTGGCCTCTATCACTCCAACTGAAACTATCTTCATGTCAACTATTGGCACTCGCAATGTAGACAATACATATTTTGAGTGGTCAGAAGTAGACCTTGCAGCGGCTGGCGCAAACCGTCAGATTGAAGGTGACGTTGGTTTATCTAACTCAGCACCTACAAATGCTGTTCGCAAAGGTAACTACACACAGATTTCAGCGAAAGTTGTTGAGGTTTCTTCAACTAACCAAGCTGTCAATGGTGTAGCAGATGCACAATCAGTTGCGCGTCAGGTGGCTTATAAGCTGTCAGAAATGAAACGCGACATGGAAAAAATGTTGTTGGACAACGTAGCAGCGTCAGCGGGTGCATCAGGCACAGCGCGTCAAACTGCGGGTCTACCAGCGTTTTTGACATCTAACACTGCGCGTGGCACATCTGGTGCAGACGGCACAACATCTGGAACTGGTGAAGCAGGCTACCCAGATGCGGCAGCTACAGACGGCACACAACGTGCAATCACAGAGGCCATCCTAAAGGGTGTCATTGCTGATTGTTGGGACGCAGGCGCAGAGCCATCAGTCGTTCTATGTGGATCGTTCAACAAGCAAACTATTTCTGCCTTCACAGGTAACGCAACACGTTACAAAGAAGCAGAGGATAGCAAGCTAAATGCTGCGATTGATGTCTATATTTCGGACTTCGGTGAACTTCAAATTGTTCCAGCACGTCATATCCGTGCGCGTGACGTTTTCGTTCTTGATCCGAACTATGCAGCGGTTGCTTACCTACAAACAGCGAAGCAAGAGCCTCTTGCGAAAACTGGTTTGTCAGAACGCCGTTTGATCTCTGCGGAGTATGGCCTACAGGTCACTTCACAGAAAGCACACGGTGTCGTTGCAGACTGCACAACATCATAATAGATTGGGGGCTACGGCCCCCTTTCACTTTGAGGTGGTAGTATGGCTAAAATTAAAATCACAACAGACAGAACATGGGTTGGCGGCAAGAAAGCTGAAAAAGGCCAAACTTATGAAGTGACAGCGGCAGAAGCAAAAGCACTTATTGCCAATGGCTTCGGTGAAGAAATCAAGGCAGCACCCAAGCGAGCGCGTGATGCCAAGGGAAAACTAAAAGCTGATGACCCTTCTACGCCAGATGTAAACGAAGCGTGGGAAGGCGGGAAAGCACCAAAGAAACGCGGAAGGCCAAAGAAGAATGGATAATATCTTAGATACGTCATGGCATACAGAAGATGACAAAGTTGTTGTAAAACGTAGCCAAGATATCCAGAAGATTTTGGACTTCAACAAAGAGCGTAATATTGACGGTCACAACCGTAAGTCTGACATGCGTTTGGCGGGTTCAATCCCTTTTGTTGTCGCTGAAATGTGGTCGCGGGAATGCGGAGCCAAAATCGGGTCGCAAGAGTTCGCAGAATATGTTAAAAAGAAGTTGATGAGTGGCGAATTTAGCAAGCTGATTGCAAATGGTTATTGAGGATCAACACATGGCGAACGAGAATTGGCATTTGTCCAAGACAATACCTATTGCGTTTTTGGTGGGTATTGCTGCGCAAACTGTGGTGTTGGTTTGGTATATCGCAGGCGTGGTGAATATGGTTGAGAACAACGCGCGTGATATTGAACGTCATGATATTCAGGTCAAAGAATTAACAGATCGCGTAAATGACCATGCGGTAATGCTTGGGCGTATTGATGAGAACCTAAAGCATATCCGCGAGTATATAGAGAACAAGTGATGCTATGGCGATCCTTGAGAGCATAGCCGCAGCCAACGCTGCGTTCTCTGTTATCAAGACAGCCCTTTCCAATGGTAAGGAGACTGCTGGACTTATAGGCGCAGTCGGAAAGTTTCTTAACGCAGAAGAAGATGTTAAGGACGCAATCAATCGCAAAAAGAAAAGTCCACTCACAGCGATAACAGGCGGTTCCGAAGGGGATTGGGAGGAGTTCCAACATTTGGAGTCCTTGCGTGCCAAGCGTGCTGAATTGGAAAGCTATTGCCGCCTCTACGCACCGCCAGGCACTTGGGACAGGTGGCAACAGTGGCAAGCCGAAGCACGAAAGCAAAGGCAAGCTGCAAAGAAAGCTGCGGAAAAAGCTAGAGAAGAACGTAACGAAATGATTGCAACGATAGCAGGGATAACAATGGCTGTCGTTGTTCTTGTCTTGTGCGTTTATTATCTTGGCCTGTATCTGGAGCGTTGGTGATGTGGATACTTGTTTGGCTCAGTTTCATTGATAATAGGTTTGAGTATTATCAGCTTGGTGCATTCGGGACAGAGGCGCATTGCAACAGGGCAAAAGCCAAGGCAGAGGTAATGGTTAAGAATGTCGGGCAAGCAGTCACCTGTTTTGCAGTTGATAGAAATTAAGCGGAATGTCTGGTGTGTATACAAAAACGGAAAAGTGGTTATAATCACCACCCATAAGCGTATCGCCGAAAGGTTGTTTGATGAACAAGGAAAACTACGATCTAAACGAAAACGGAAAGATTGATCCTGATGAGCGTGAGATCATGTTGGAAGATCGTCGTCGCAAAATGGAAGATGAAGACCATAAGCGCGATGCTCAATTGAAGATGACTTGGTTTGCTCTGTCGGGAATGCTTGGCTATCCGTTCTTAATTGTTCTTTCATCATATCTGGGATTAAACCAAGCTGCGGAACTACTAACTGACATTGCAGCGGTCTATGTGGTGGCTGTGTCGGGGGTTACAGCAGCATACTTTGGTTTCTCTAGCATGGGGGCTAAGAAATGATACAAGCACTTATAGGGCCACTGACTGAACTTGCGGGTGGCTGGTTAAAAGGCAAGGCAGACAAGCAAGCTGCGGAAGCCAAGCTGAAGCTGACAGAGGCAGAAGCCAAAGCCAAAATTATGCTTTCCAAAGAAACATCTGTTGCTGATTGGGAGCGCATTATGGCGCAAGGTTCTCAGTCCAGTTGGAAAGACGAATATCTCGTAATTTTGTTCTCAATACCCTTAATTTTGGTGTTCACAGGGGAATGGGGTCGCACAGTCGTTGCAGAGGGGTTTGCAGCGTTGGAAGTGATGCCTGAGTGGTATCAATACACTTTGGGTGTAATCGTATCAGCGAGCTTTGCCGTGCGTTCTGCTACTAAGTTTTTCGGAGGAAAGAGATGAGCTTCAAATTATCAAACCGTAGTTTGGGCAAATTAGAAGGTGTCCACCCAGATATGGTTGCCACAGTCAAACGCGCTATTGAACTGACCAAGGTAGACTTTGGGATTACATGCGGCCTGCGCACTGTAGAGGAACAGAAACGCTTGGTTGCTACTGGTCGGTCACAAACTATGAACAGCAAGCATATACCGCAATCTGACGAATACTCACATGCCGTAGACTGTTTAGCGTATGTGGATGGGGATGTATGTTGGGAAATTAACGTTTACGATGACATCTGCGATGCTATGGCTGCGGCTGCTAAAGAGGTTGGTGCATCTATCAAGTGGGGTGCGGCATGGTCTGAGGGCGATATACGCGCATATAAAGGCACGGCAGAGGACGCTATGAACGCCTACATTGAT